AGTCTCTGAAGCAATCTAACGAAGATGCTCTCGTAGGCTTCCTGGATGCTTCTAACGATCCTATTGTCAGACAGATAGTGGACCAAGGAAAGCAGATTGCACTAAGTAAGACCCAGGCTGGTCAGAATGTGGGTGACGCTCTTACTGGTATCTACAACACGACTCTGGCTGAGACCAGAGCACTCGTAAACCAGCTGCCTGACACATTGCCAGCGTTCGAGAAGGGCAAGATTATGCAGACTGCCCTTGCTCAGGCTAACAAGGACATGAAGTCTAAAATTGAGGACCCTGCATGGGCTAAGTATCGGGATGCCACAGGATATAACCCTAAGACCTTCAGTTCTGATATCAGAGTCCCTTGGACCGATGAGGTCCGCAATCTAATGACAAGCTGGAATGCTCGAAGCCGAGAAGCTATCATAGGGGCTATTCAAAAAGATAACTCAGGACTGAAGCTGTTATTTAAGGAACAACCTGGAGAGACTTCTAAGGTCTTAGGTCCAGACGGATTGCCTTGGAAGACGACTAGTCCAAAGGCTATTCCAGATGTCGATCTTGCTGTCATTGATGATACTATTAAATGGCTCAGGTCTAGTGCTAGAAAAGCATTGAAGAATCAGGAAGGCGTGACATACGACGACAAAGCTCTGACTGATCTAGAAACAGTCTTGTCTAACATGAGGAACAATTATCTTAGAGGTAATAAACCAGAAGTATATGACCTTCTACAGCAAGCTGAAACAGCAACAAAGCAAAGAGCAGACCTTTTCAAGACATCTGCTGTAGCTGATCTATTAATTAAAGATGGTCCAAATTCCTACCGTCTAGGTCCTGTGGAGGCTCTGAACAGAATTATTCAGACCAGAGACAGCGACGCTGCGCAACAGTTTGCCAAGCTGACTAAAGGATATCCAGAGGCAGCAGAAGCAGCAAAACAATATCTGTATGCACTCTATCGTAAAGCGGTAGTTGACCCAAACACTCTAACTCCAAGTGCTAAATTGCATCAAGGTTTCATGAGAGATTATGGCCACGTAATTAGAGAATTCTTTGACCCCAAAGACTACGACACACTTAATAGAATTGGAGGCATGGGAACTGTTCTGGCAGAACAAAAGATGGTTCTGCAACAGGTCCTTCCTAGGGTCAAGACTCTGTTAGGAGGCGAGCTTGCCAACATCAATGCCTCGAATCTGGCTACCAAGACTCTTGCTGGCAATTATGATGCTAACATGCTTGGCGCTGCTACTAGGATGCTACGTAAGCTACCGGATGGTGACGAGCTTGTTGGTCAGTGGCAGTCAGCTACTTTGCAGGGCTTGGCACAAAAGCTAGTTAAGAACGGACAAATTGACCAGACAGCCCTAGCTAATGTCCTCAACGGCTCTCAACGAGACGTTATCAAAAAATTGTTGGATGCTGGTCCTATTCCTCGTGGGAATAGCTATCTCACAGATTTGCAGATTCTCCAGGACGCCACGAACATGGTCCGAGCCCAAGGCAAAGGGAAGTTGGAAGATCAGTCAAGAGGACTTATCGTTAAGCTTGCTCGGCTTGTGTTCGGGCAGTTCACTCCGGAGGCCCGCGTCGTCACATTCGGTCAAGGAATGCGATCTCGGCAGGTCCCCGGAGAAATTTATAAAGCAATCACAGACCCAAAGGAGATGGACAAGTTGGCGGGGCAGGCACAGAAGCTGATGAAACAGATTCAGCTTGCCAATTTCTCGTCTGCTGTCATTCCGTATCTTGAAGACTCAAATTACTAAGGCCGATGTACTCAAGGCCCGTCTCGTTAGGACGGAAGGGCGCCTATCTAAGCCGTACGTTGATAGTGTGGGTAAGATCACTATTGGGATTGGCCATAACCTCAGTGACAAGGGCTTGCCGGACAATATCATTGATCAAATCTTTGATCTTGATCTCTCCAACGCTACCAAGGACGCTGAGAAGATTCCCGTCTATGCTAAGCTCAATGCGGCCCGGAAGACTGTATTGATTGATATGGTATTTAATATGGGGCTTCAAAGTGTCCTCGGCTTTCGTAATACCCTCGACAAAATGTCCAGGGGAGATTTCAACGGTGCTGCGGAAGGAATGTTGGCTAGTAAATGGGCTGAACAAGTAGGGAATCGGGCTATCGAACTAGCGGAGATTATGCGCAGTGGTCAAGTTAAAGGTGCTCCGGACTTGGTGGAATGAGTTCAACATTCAATACTTCGGCGGGGTCCTCCGTCCCGTACCAATTCGCATAACCCGATCTCGAAAATACTGGGGTCACTTCTCCGACCCTCCAGCCATTTACATCGGGCGGCACTTGAATAAGACCAACGCCGAGACTAGGGATACCCTTCTTCACGAGATGATCCATCAATATCTCGCGCAGCTCGGAACGAGTGAAAGTGACGATCACGGGCCTAAGTTTCAACAGGAATACCTCAGAATATGTGGAAAGAACTACTCGGAGCCGCTTTAGCTCCTTTAGCCGATGCGTGGAAAGCCAGAATTCAGGCTAAACACGAAGAGGCGATGAAGCAAAAAGAAATCGACGATGCAGTACACGCCCGCACCGTCGATCAGATTAAGACAGCCGAATCCTACGAACAAGCGTGGAATTTAGCTCAAATCAATAACTCGTCTTGGAAGGACGAATGGTTCACTATAATTCTCTCCGTGCCTCTGGTGCTTGCCTTTATTCCAAAGGCGGTATCGTATCTTACCGCTGGATTCCAGGCACTTGGCGGCATGCCGCTTTGGTATCGGGGTTTCCTTGCCACTGCGGTTGCGGCGGCTTTTGGATTCCAGAAAGTCACCCAGATGTGGAAGTGGTGGAACCAACCCTAACCCAACACGATTAAAGACCAGCCTTTCTTTCTACAATAAGTAGATATTTGGTCAATATTCCAACCTTTCATATACTTGAGAATGGGAGCACACTTTCCCGATTCTAGGTCTATAGCCGCAGTGAAATGTGGTGCACTGATCTGCACAAGCATAGGTTAACTGTTAACCTCAAAAGAGAAGGCCCCTTTACGGGGCCTTTTTGTTTGGTGGAGGTGTAATCTCGAAACATCCTACTTGGCTAATGACCCCGTTCGCAGCATTTCGGGCCACGGCGTGTTCGCCTTCTTCTCGACATTCTGCTACGGTCTTCCATCCGCCATCAATAACAGCACCCTGCTGAAATGAACCATCAGGATTCCACAGAATAAAGAATGCAAGAACAATCTTAATCATTTTCGCTCCAGACAAACAACAATGAATACTATCAAAAGAATAGTGATAATCATTACCTCTGTCTTCCATCCTTAATCATAGGAATCACATGCGGAACACCGTCAACAATGACTCCACAGGACATGACAGGTAGCTTCCGGTGATCCCGAGTATAGCTCATGGCGTAGCTGTTAACATCAATCAAGCACCCGACATTCATTGCGAAGAAGGTACGATTATTGACTTGCCGATAGGTGACTCCTGGGCAGTTGTGGTGATGACCGTATATCGTACTAGCGTGGTTAGCATCGATGAGCTTCTCTCCAGCCGATGGACCAGAGTTTGCCCGGTGTCCGTGCTCGAATACAAGTCCATCAATGCGCCATTGGGTTGCCCACTGCCATCCATCTGGGGCTCCCATGTAACTGTGAGTATCTTTGATGTAATCGAGGGGAATACCCGCCTCTCTAGCTCTCTTATATAGGCGTTCACGATGATTGGATTCACAGACAAGCACTTCAGGAAATGCTTCGTAAAAGCCAATACTTGCTCTCTTAGCGCGCTTGTGCTCGTCTCCGGCACTGAGTCCATCTGGATCTTTTGGGTACCGACTGAGTGCACATTGATCCCATTCGTCTCCAACACAAACGACCGTGGAACAATCATACTCACGATGAACCCTCTTGAGGAACTTAAGTGCGTTCTTATGGTGAAACGGAATCTGAAGATCAGGAATTACTAGAATGTTGCTCATGGACGACTAAGTTCCTCGATCTCTTCCCGAGTCATTCCGATCTCTTCGGCCACAATCAAGGCAGGCTCGATCAGGTCAACCGTAGTACCAGTATCGTCCCAACGACAGATTGTCAGGACTTCCTCCACAAGAGTACGGATAGCCCGCATCCCCTCATCGTTCAAAACTAGATTAGGCATTTTCGTCACTCAATTCTTTGACAGGTCGGTCATCGAAAGACCGTTTTGTTCTAATGTATTGAAGCAGGAATAACACACAACAGCCTGCGTGAGCAAGATGGGAGAGTCCAGTTTCCGGGTCGTTATCTTCGCCCCTATACCATGCCCACAAGTGTCGCAGTGCAGCTCCATAAACCCTAGAGAATTTAATTCCTTTGGCCCAGTTCCAAGAAGCGTACTTCTTAGCTCCGAAATCAAGGACTCGCGCAATTTCTTCAAGTGGTCCCGGAGGAAGTAATTGAACTCCGACTTTATCTTCATCGTTCTTTGTGCCTTCTAGTGGCCTCACTATCTCTCGGTACCCCATATATCTCAGTGGAGGGCTGTCTGTTAAAATCACGGACCCAGGCTTTCGGGATTGTCCGGATAGCGAATTTGAATCCATGCTTGACGCACCAGTCTGAGTATCGTTCATTTTTACCTTTGTGTAATTTATTATCTGCCCCGAAGACAAGACGAATGTCCCATTCGGGGTTTGCTCGTTTAACGTCGAGCATCTTTTGGCGATCTCGGCTATGAAAATATCCTTTGACTTCGAGGACAACAGGGCTCTGCTTCCCGAAACTGAAATCAGCCAAGTAGCGTCTTCGCCTCGATACTCTCCTATAACCGCAGGAATCACATTCCCCGGAGGGAACTCGACTCTTATAGTCGAGCCGGGTTTGTTCATATTCATACTTTACACCGTTTGCTTCGAGTTGAGCCGCGACCGCAGCTTCAAGTGCAGAACGAAAAGTTGGATCAGCCATGCTGCGTTACCGGCACAAATTGCCACTCCGCCACATAAGCTCCACCATTGTGCAAGCGAAGGGTAGTAGAAAAGGTTCCAGATGCCCCATAAGCTAAAGAGGAGAGTGGAACGCCAATCAACTCCAGCAACTTGTTTCTCTCTTCTGAGTCTAAGAAAATTTGACCAGACTCCAATTGCGCCTCCGAATTCAAATAGCCCATTAACTGCGTCGAAGTTCAAAGATGCCACGATAGTTCAGAAGAAAATCGTCTTCAGTCTCTTGCATGGTCCGATGAGTCCGAGGAATCCAGCCATTCTCGATCAGTCGGAGGGCTTCTGGTCGGAGGTTGTTGGGGTCGTGGAAGATTGCCCCTTCTGACGGTAGTAGGTGATAAGCCTCGATAAATAGAGCAAGCCAATCAGCTTTGCGACACCCCTCAGTCTTTCGCTCTGGCAATCCGTATTGGGCTCGGAGGGCTGCTTCGAGGTCAACGTCCACCTTCTGCCAGTCGGGGAGGAACTGCTTGAACGGAGCCGGTACGTCACTTAGATAAGCCTCTGTCGCGTCGTGCAACAGACCTTCGCGTGGATCACCAAGTCCCAGACCTTCCATAAGATCAGCGACCATAAGGGAGTGCTCAGCAACGGAATAAAATCGTTTGGTATGTCCGTTGAATCTGGCGATCTGAGACAACGCATGAGCAATGTCGTTTATATCGAATTTAGGGTTCTTGAGATCGAATCGACCGTGCATTGTCTCAATCCACCCATTCTCCAGGCCAGAGCTCTTGGAGCCAACAATCTGCGGGTCTGTTTGTCTGACAAGATTACTCATCGAAATTAAATCCTGTAGGTAAGTACATAAGGGCTTCGCGTGCCGGATCATCGCTAGCCTTGCGCTGAATGAAGACTAGTTTCAGTTGTTCTATGAAGTAAGCTCTGGCTTTTTCAAAGCCCTCCACCTTGTCTCGATACGCAGCCCAAGAGCGGGAGGCGAGTTCCAGGCTAGATTTGCTGTCAGCGAGTATTGCAGCAGCTCTGGCCTGGCCGATGCCAGGAAGTCCAGGGATTGCATCAGTAGGGTCTCCCGTAAGTAATTGAGTATATAGGGAGAAATCGGCTTCTTTATTGGATACTCGATAACTCTCACCCGTAACCCAATTGAAATGCCATCCGGGAATTTGATCGAGGTCTTTATCCACGGTGACGGCACATCCCGCTTCATCTGAAGATAAAGCGATTCCGATAGCATCGTCAGCCTCGATTTGATCTGTTTTAATCGCTCCCCATCGCTCAACAAGGTAAGCCTCTACTTCTTTTTTATATACTGGGTCTTTGTTTCTGTCTCGGTTGCCCTTATAGGGCTGTGTAACGGCGATTTCCCTACGGAAATTTCGCTCACCAGTAATATATACTCGATAAGACCCAAATCGCGAAACAATTGCTTCCATGCTGGTTTTGGCTGCTTGGAGTGCATGTTCTACCGGTTCCACCACCTTTCTAGACCATATAACTCCGCCGCTAGTTTCCGTTATATTCTTAGCCTCTTTATGGTTCTCAGCGGATAAAAATTGTCCTTGGCTTGTTTCTACTAGATATTTAGTCTTTTCCGCAGCGAAGGCACATCGATAGATTACGATGTCCCCATCAATGATTGCGTTTAGATTTTCCAAGTTTAATAGTTAACCTAAAGAAAGCGAGGCCGGGCCATACGCGATGGTACCCGGCGAGGCACCTCTCCCCTCAACGGGCTCGCTCGGTTCTTTTAGTTGATGTTACGGACGATATCGGCAACCTCATCCTGCTCATCGAGAGGCTTGCCGGCAACGATGGCATCCAACCGCTTCTGGAAGTGGTTGACCCACTCCAGAACGAAGCTTAGCACTTCGTGATTGAATTCCACGACCTCAGTCTCCTTGTTGACGACCAGATAGGTCTCCGGATCGTCAGCCTTCATCTGGCCCACCTTGACGGTGTAGGATTTGAAATCGTACTTGGTATCGCGAGTAATACGGGGATAGATAGCAAGGGAAATAGTCTGAGTCAAGTTTGTTCTCTCTTATTATTCTTTGGACAAACGTCGCTCGGTTTAGCCGAGCTTGTTTTTCTTCTTAGTTCCAGTTATCGTCGTTTGAAGGCTCAGCAATGGGAGCAGCCTCTTCTGCTGCTTTGTCGATTGCGGGTTCTTCTCCACCATCCACTTGAGGTCCGCCAGCCTTGTTCTCCTTGAGGAAGTCGGATGTATACTTACGTACCATTTCCACCAAGATCGCCTCCCTCTTGGCCTGTGCAGCGGGCAACTTAACCGCTTCAACACCTGGCTGCAATAGGAGTCGAACCAGCTCGATAGCGGAATTGCGGCAACTCTGGAGTTCAATTCTGGATTGCACCAGAACGTCTCGCTGTTCCTTGTTACGCCAGAATTCGTCTGAAGTCTTAGGTCCAGACGAGGACCTTGCAATCTCAGATGCCGGCTTGGAAGAGGTAACGCCGTCCTCTTTCCAGAGTACCACATTCCGAGCGTACGTGTTTTGTCCTTTTTGCGCAGTCTCAAACCGTACACTGTCGCCTTCCTTGAAGGAAGGCGGTGTATTACCCAAGCGGTAAAAGGTCCTGTCACCGGAGAGAGTAAAAGAGTACGCAGTACCGTTCGGAAAGTCTTTCGAATGGATTTTAGAAACAACACCTTGATTCATTATTAGTATTTGATCTTTCTAATTTTTTTAATCATGCCGCGAGGAACGAAGGACACACCTAATGGTGTGTTTTGTTCTGAGTATCCTTGGGCAAATAAGATACCCTTTTTATCTGCCTTAATTACAAACCCAATAGATGTCACCTCCATTGCACCGTGCATACCCACGGCGTCGTCGATATCTTTCCAACCTGACGATCCCCAGGCATCTCCCCAAACAATTAACCAAAGTGGTTTCTTTTCTATCACGCCACCTTAGACAGTTGAAATTGTAAAAAGTTCAATTAACGATCAGAATCAATGCACCAGCATCGTATCGGACAATACAAGTTGTGCGGGATCGAGGTCGTATTTTTCTTCTGTTGCAAGTCCTCGTTTTTTCTCGTCTTTGTCTGCCCAATGGGGTCCGATTTTGATTTCGCACCCCAGCGGAACGGAGAACTGTACCCGATAGGCTTTTCGTAAGTATTCGAAAGTATCAGTTGTAAGTGCCCGCTTAGCGATCTCCGTAAAACTTTCTCTCTCATCTGGATGAATCTCCCCTATGATCGAATCGTGGATCGTGTTAACCAAAAAACTGCGTAACCTAGCAATACGCATCCTGTGCCAACAGTACACCAAAGCAACAGGGATGATTTCAGCTGTAGCGAAAGACTGCACAGGATAGTTGTAAATACTAGTAGTATTTGTAATATAACCACTGCGCGTCAGCTTAGTATCTGGCCAATAGAAGATAAGACCACTTTCAGTTCTGAGCTGTTTGGTTCGTAGGACGTCGTATGCCCATCCTTGCTGTGTGTCAGCAATGCCTTTCCATCTCGCGCGGAAAGCGTCAGCGTACCGGCTGGTCCTCTCATCGTAACCATTGCCTCCGTATAGAGGCCGAAAAGTCTCAGGCTTGGCGTCTTGTCGCTCATCGTCTGTTACCTCTTTGAAGATCGGCTCAAGACGGTCTGCACTAGCTTGGTAAAGAGCAGGATTGGCGGAGTAGTGAACAGACAGACGAGAGCTGAGGTTCGAAGCGGTATATTTATGAACGTCGAAACCGCTACGAATGTCGTTAGCAGCCACAGGATCACGGCCAAGATGCCCAGCAACTCGAAACTCCAACTGCGCACCATCCGCCTCTCCAACCAGCCATCCTGGGAATCTAGCTTTGAAGAGTCTTTTGTACGCTCTCGGGAAATTTTGAAACTGGAGCTTATGTTTTCTGCCTGAGCTTGAAAGTCTGTGGGTCTGCGTAACCGCCTGATTAAATTGAGCAAATAAGAGCCCATCTTCGTCCTCGCATGCTGCTAGAAGCTTCTCTAGGATTTCTTTCTGCTTAGCTACTACTCTGTAAGATTTATAGACTTCTTGAAATTCTCGCTGGTCATTGTTCCGTGCATGAAGCTTGAGAATAGATTCAGCGTCCGTGCGGCGTCCGCCAGCTTCTGTGCGATCTGGTTCGCCTCGTCTATTGACAAGCTCCTCAAAGCCGAGAGTGTCGTACAGAAAGTTAGCGACCTGCTTTGGAGAGTTGGGATTGATGCCTCCAGTGAGCGTATTGACGCGGCTATCGAGGTCAGCGTGTCTCGCGTTGACTTCGGAAAGAGCTTCTCGGACTCGTTCTTCATCTGGCTTGACTCCGTTTCTTTCGATGTTGGCGAGGACTGTCGTCGCGAGGCATCTAGTGAACAGTACAGGCAGCAGCCGGAGCGTCTCCAGCTCTTTCCTCTGCAACAAGAACGCTCTGGTGGTACTGGCAGTATCCCAACAACCATAGTCTACCAACCACCGTTCAGGGATTTCGCTTGGGCAGACCCCGGCGTGGATAAGAGCCGAGACGAGGCTGCGCTTCCGAGGAATGCCGTATCGCTTGAGAATCGTATCAAGGTCTTTATGGCCTTGGCGATTGCCCAACCTGACATACTCCCCGAGCATTGTATCGTATAGGAGAATGTTTGCGGTATCGACTCCGATTCTTTCGAGCCACTGTAGCTCAAACTTACCGTTTTGGGCGACAACGAAGTCAGCAGACTCGATAGCTTCGACAAGTCTTGCAAGCTCATCAAGACCCCCTCCGCACGACTGAACTCGGTATTGTAGCCCAAGTCCGGGTTGTTGGTCTGATTCAGCCCGTATGAACCCGGAGTGGTCTGGACCGCAAACCCAAGTCGCAAGAACAATCCGATTTCGCTTGTCGAGAGCGGAGCCTTTGTCGTGATTTGTAGTTTCAAAGTCGAAGACGACATAGTTATCCTTCAGGTAAATGTTCGGGTCTGGTTCTGTCAGAAATCTTGGGAGTCCGGTCATCCACGGCTTCTTGTTTTAGGTTAACAGTTAAACTTTAGGCGCGTCGTTTAGACGCAAATTCTTCATCGTTTGCAGCTTCTCCACTATGGTCAATTACTTTTGAAAGTAGAGGATCAATAGTTACGCTGATTGGTTCGTGCTTCCCTGAGAGCTTGTTCTTGGGGAACGACAGCATACGTAGGTTTTGTCTCTCCATTTCTTCGTCGGCCCCCAAGCCAACCATGAGATCACATTGTCCCGGAATACCAACGTTACTGCCGTCCACGTCGCCCCGGTTGAGAACTCGCTTGCCGCTAGCACTATCCGCTGCTTGGGTGACCGATATGACAAGAACTGCCCTCCGCTTAGCGAGATTACGTGCTTCGGTAGCAGCCTTTTCAAGAGCTTGAGTGCGGTTCTCGCTATCGACATCAATGTTGCGCAACTGGTCCAGGATAACCACTTTCGGGTCATACTGATCCACGAGCTTGTGTATTCGAGGGAAGTTCCCAGGCGCCAAAGCCGCCATTGTAAGTAACCCATAATTGCGCTTGTTAAGAAGCTCCTGAGCTTTCTCAGGATTGTCTTGTACCTCATATTTGTTAAGTCCAGTAATCCGCGAGATGACTCGCATTAAAAGATCGGCAGCGGGATCCTCGTTCCCAATATACAGGACCTTCAGGCCCTGCTTTAGAAAGCCGGCAACCGCATTGATGGCGAACAGAGACTTCCCCATCTCCGTCGGCGCAAATATCAAAATGTGGTGCCCCGGCTTCGCTCCCCCGTCGATGTGTTTGTTCAGACTCTCCGGCCATAACTGAATCAATCCTTTCGGATCGAAACTTGTTGCGAGCAGCG